CAGACTGACGACTAAGAAATTTATCAACAAGAGGTCCCATATTAAGATAGATTGAGTCAGTGTCAGATGCGATGACATAATCGACTTCCTCTGTTTGCAAAATCTTATTTAGAAATCCGTTCATCTTATTCTCAATCCAACGGATAGAAACTTGACCCGAGAGAGTGATTGCTTCAGCATTTGCAAGTTTATAATACCTAAAATACTGATTACCAATCGCACCATAAGCAGAGTTGAGTTGAATCTTTCGTGCCATCTGGATGTTGTTGCAACGTGCGATTTCTTTTTCCAGTGCCTTCGTTGGAGTTTTTTCATAATCTTGTTTTGCAGCAAGCATCTTCTTTTTATAGATAGTGCGATCCTTATAGATCTTTTCCATCAATTCTGGAAGAAATCCACGCACATCCTTACGATACATTGCACCATTAGCACATATCGCAGTGTCCTTATACATCTCAAATGTTATCTCTTCATTAAGTATCTTATCAACGGTAGCTGTTGGGTGACGGGTATCTTGTAAGGTCTCTGGTGAGATGTTGTACTGCATAATAAGGTGAGGGTACAGACTGTTGAGGTCAAAAGACACAACCCAATCATACTTTCCAGGAATCGGTTCCTTGACATAAGCACCTGCGTACTTGGAATCTTTGTCTGATCGTTCTTTAGGTGGGATCACAATATCTCTTTTTTTGAGATAGTTGTAAATAATCGCATCCCACATACGAACCTGAAAGAACACATCATTATAGTTTACCTTGGCGTCATATGCCATAGTAATCGCAAGTTCAATTAGTTTCATCTTGTCTTCCATACGGTCAACAAGTTCCACGTCAATGATGTTGTATTCTACAAACTTCTGCCAACCATTAGTGTAGAAATCCTTAAAGGTATCAAACTCAGAGTGATCTAACTTCTTCTGTCCAAGTTCTACACTGGCTATGTAGTCCAAACGATAAGATTCCTGTGCCTTGTACGTAAACTTTTTATACAATGTCAGATAATCAAGTTGAGTAATGCCTCCAACATCATATGAAATCTGTTTACGTCCCATCACAACAGTTTCACGTTCTGTCACCAATCCCCAAGGTGACATACGTTTCATCAACTTCTCACCAAGAATACGATCAATACGACGAACCAGATATGGAATATCATATAGTTCACTGTTCCAACCAGTGACGACTTCTGGAGTATTGTCTTCAATCATCCACCAGTTGATGAAATCGGTCAGAAGTTCATACTCAGTTCTAAAACCTTTGTAGATAACATTCTGCTGCTTATTGTTGAAAGGACCACGACCCCAAGTGCGGATCTGCTTGGTTGCATAATCCTGAACAGTGATTAGAAGCACTTCCTCGGCAGCAGACTCTACATCAGGGAATCCATTTTCTGATGCAACCTCAATATCAAGTGTAGCAATCTTGATCTTACTGGTATCAAACTTAATCTCTTCTTCGGGATACATCTCAGAAATGTACTGATAGATGTATCGGTCGTTGCCATAGATCTTGAAGTTTTCTACACCCTCATACTTTTTGATGAAGTCTCTACAATCACGAACAGTACCCGGCTCTACAGATTCAACATATTCACCCTCAAGAGTTTTGTATTTTGTTTTCTTATTGGAAGGAACAAAAAGTGTTGGATAAAACTTTTCCCTTGTAGCAAAGTGCTTACCATTCTCATAACCACGAACCAAAAAGTGGTCACCGACCATTTGAACGTTGGTGTAAAATCTCATTATGAATCCTTTGGTGACGAATGTTCGTTTCAAACTTCTCTGTGTATATTATAGCACTCTTTCCAGTAAATTCCTCAAATGCACTGATAAACATAGAAAAGTAGTGCCAGTATTTTGGAGGAATATATTGAGGTGACATACACACAAAGATGTGATCAAAATTATAGTGATCAAACTTATAATCTTCTTTCTCTACATTTCTATAGTTGGGAACAACCTCTGCGTTAAATCTATTTCTTATTTTGTTTCCACTGTTTTGATTCCCAATCCAGGTAAAAGAGTTTAATTTACCTCTCCCACCTAACCAGGCACCCCAGTTTCCTTCGTGAACTCTATCATATTTGAGCAACTCATAAAACTCTGTCTTATAAGCATCCTCATCAGGCATTTCTGAGGTATAATCACCACCAAAAACATCATCGTGATGATCAATATTGATTAAATCAATATTTTCACAATCGGCAATACTGAATAGAATAGAATCGTGCTCATATCCAAATGAAACACTGTCACATTTACGAAGTGCTTTTAAAAATGTATTATAGCAAAACAATAAGTTGGATTGATCAATACAAAAATGACTTTCATTAAAGTCAGTAGTATTAAAAAGTTGTTCCCATCTTATTTCTGGATTATCATTGAATTTTAGTCCATTATAAAGTTCAATAACTGGACTCATAATATAATCCAGATCAATACTAAGAACTCTCATTATTTGTAAGACTGTTATATTTTTCTAGGAGATCTGAGTTTGGATCAACAATAGTTATAATCTTATCAGAACTAATCATAAACTCTGTTTGATTAGTGTCATCCATCATCCAAGGACAAAGGTTATGTCCTTCCCAGATTTCGTGAGGGTTGATAAGTTTGCAGTCTGGTTGACCAATATCTGCACCAACTTCCACAATCTCACTAATCAGTCTTTCACTGTTCGTTAGTAGAATCAGTTTGATCACTCTTTCCATTTACTTTTTCCTCATACATTTGTGTTAGCATATCGACAGGTTCAACAATCGTAACCAACCAATCTGGTCGAATAGGGACCTGAGTATCCTTGGACAAAACCAACCAAGGACGGAGAGAGATTTGAATATGTCCTTCTTCAGAACCTTCCTCTCTCAAAATATTATCACCACAGACTACAGTGTGTGGATTATTGAGAAGATATCCAACTACGTTTTTATCTTCTGCAATGATTTCTTTAACATCAGCAATGATGTCTTCACCAGATTTTAATACTGCAAGTTTAATTGACATTAGTTACTCAACTCCTCCATACATTCTACCAATAAAAAAGGGAGGTGTCAATGGATTTTGCCATTACCTCCCTCGTCTGCGCCGACGATATTCAGTTTTATTTATCAGGAAGTATCAGGGTAGAACGGCGGTGGTAAAGTTCATCGTCCCTCCATAGGTCCAAATTATATAGTCATTATGTATCATAGTGATACAAAAGTCTGTCTCAATCGATACTGAATATAAATCAAATGTTAAGGATTACAGATAATCTTTACGTTGATGATGTTCTGGGACAATCTTACCGAGTGTAATACTCAGTAACCCATCCTCAAATACAACTGATCTAACTTCCGTTTCATCTGAGAGGGTCCAAGCTCTGGTGAAAGATCTCTGAGCCACTCCTCTATGGACATAGTTTGTGTTGGTTTCTTTGTCTTCCTTTTGTCCTTCGACAAAGAGTTTACCGTCTTGAGTGTAGACATAAACTTCTTCTTTTTTGAATCCTGCTAATGCAAGTTCTAGTCTTGATTCTACGTTGCTGACCGTGACTAGATTATATGGAGGATAGTTTGTCGTTGTTTCGTGCAGATTAAACAGACGATCAAAGTATTCATCCATACCAATACTATTTCTATTTATACGATCTAGCAGTTGATCCAAATTGGCGGCGTTATACTTCATTAAGTTAGTCATTTGTAGCTCTCCTAAAAAGCGAGATTGCGTTGTGTGGACCCTTTCGGCATCCATAGTATATATTATCACAAGACATAAAAAAGGGAGTGTTGAACTCCCCACCTTTTTATTCGGTTTCCTCTGTCCTTTTCTTCTTAGAACCAATATTATACTTGGTCTCAAGAATCCAGTCTTGTTTATCCTTATAAGCAAGAACCTTGATCTGGTTCAGTGGTGCAATGTCTTGAATCTTTTCCACATCTACAATACCAATCAGTCCCCAATCGGCAAGTAGTTGTGCGATACGATTGCGTCGTTGGACATCATTCTGCGTCAGATTTGCGTGTTTACCATCAAGTGCAAACAGTTCCTTAAAGTGAACCAGAAAGTATCTTCCTTGCTTGTGAAGAATATGACAGGACTGATAGATTTTTTTCTCTTTTCTGGACGCAACTCCGATACGAGTCAATG